AGCGGCAGAGGCTAAAGCAGTATCAGGCGGACCCAAGCGCACAGGAAAAGCAATGCGTTCTAACTCCGAGTTGGAAACCCTTGCTAACCAGTATCGCGCAAAGGCTGCTATCACAACCGACCCACTCCTTGCCAAAGGCTATGCTGAGTTAGCGGAAGATTTCGCTACCAAGGCTGCTCAAGGCGAATAACCCTCTTTACGAAAGGAAACAAGATGGCGCAAATGCCTCGCGCAACTGACCTCTTTGGCGATGTTGATTCAGCCAAGAAGTCAGCAAAGGCGATGGATTCCTACCTTGGAGAACTTAGCAAGTCGTTCTCTAACCCATCAACCGTTCCAGGTCAGGCTCCTGCCGTTGACCCAGTATCGGCTTTGGAATCACTCGCAGTAAACAAGTCTCTCGCACCAGAAGCACTTGGTGCTCTTAACCAAGCCATTTCCGTACAGCGTCAAGCAACTGCTGACATTGTTAAAGATTTGACTCTCACAACCCCACTTTCAACTTCTTTCGCAGCCTTCGACCTCGAAGCACCCGCTAAGTTGCTCACACCACGCCCAACGCCTCTCCGTAACAAGATTGTGCGTAAGAAGGGTGTCGGTACTTCACACCGCGTAAAGCGCATCACAGGTTACACAGGTACAGGAACTGGTGGACAAGGAAATATCTTCCCTGGAATCACCGAAACTTCATACACCGCTTTTGGTCAAATCAACTACGAGCGTGGTCCAAAGATTTCCTACACCGCAGACGACCTAGTTTTGCCTTACAACTCATACTCACTCTCTGATAGCGTTTCATTTGACGCTAACTTCTCAGGTTTGGGATACCAAGACCTTCGTCAGTTGTCATCTACCTCTACCCTCTACGCAACTATGTTGATGGAAGAGCGCATGATGCTCATGTCACGCGGAACTGCTAGCGGATACTCAGGCGCACTTGCTGCCCCAACAGTCACTCTCGCTGCTGCTAACGCCGCTGGTTCACAGGTCGGTCTCGCCGCCTCAACAACCTTCTATGTCTATGTAACTTCTGACGCTGGTTCATTCGGTGAGTCTGTCCTTTCGACAGTAGCCTCACAAGCAACCTCATCAGGTTCACAAGTCATTACCATTACCGCTAGTGCAGTAACAGGCGCTCTTGGTTACAAGGTCTATGTCGGTACAACTACTGGTGCTTCTAATGCTCACTTCGTAGGTCGCTTTACTGGCACAACTGCAACTCTCCAAGGTGCTGCTTCTACCAACACACTTGGTAACAACCTTGTCTTTAACACCACAGGAACACTCGCAAGCACAATTTCTGCTGATACCTCTGCTTTCGCAACAGGTTATGACGGAATCTTGCCTACCGTTCTCGGTGCTAACTCAGGTTACAACAACGCAATCAACACAACTTTCAGCACCAGCAACCCTGGTGTCGAGTTCCAGAATGTGTTCGCAAGCCTCTACAACTCGGTTAAGGCTGACCCAGATGAGATTCTTCTCAATGGCGCAGACCGCAAGCAGTTGTCAGACGCTATCAAGAACGGCTCAACTGCTAACTACCGTATCAACCTTGCTCAGACTGATACTGGTGACTATGTTGGTGGCGCAACTATCGGTGCGTTGCACAACGAAATCACAGGTAAGTTGGTCAACTTGACCGTCCACCCATGGTTGCCACAGGGCGTTGCTCCTGTCTTGTCCTACACCTTGCCAATTCCTGACACAGAGGTTTCTGATGTTTGGGCGGCAATTAACGTTCAGGATTACATGGGTATCCAATGGCCTGTAACTCAGTTCGCATACGAGTTCAGCACCTACTATCGTGGAACATTCTTCTGCTACGCACCTGCTTGGAACGGTGCAGTATCAGGTATCGTTTCTGCGTAATCGGTAACTAATTGAGGGGGGGAGTCTTTATGGCTCTCTCCCTCTTTTACTAGGGGGGAAAGATGGCACGATTAGTAGCACCAGATAAAGGCGTAAGAGAAGTTGGTATGACAACCAACTCCAGCAAGACTCTTTACAAGCCTGACCGAGGCGGAATCTATAATGTAGAGAACGCTCGTCACGCGGCACAGATGAAGGCAGAAGGTTTCTTTGAGGCGTCACTCATGGGTCCGACAACTGATAACTCAGTTGGATTCTTATGTAGTGAATGTGGATTTAATGGGTGGTTTAGAAAGTGTGGTCGTTGCGGTCACGAAAGCAGCGCACTACCAAGAGACGGGGAATAAATGGCAACAGGAGTCAGCAGTATTACTCACCAATTCAGTACCCCATACCTGACTCTTGCTGAGTTTAAGAACGCCCCAACGGGCATAGATATAGACAACTTAGTTGTCGGCGGAAATGCAGCAGCCCAAGACGCAGAACTATCTAATGTCATCTCTCGCGCTTCTTCTTGGATAGACACTTTCTGCAACCAAGTTCTAGCAGCGACAACCGAGACAGAAAGCCAGCGCACCCGCATTAAGGCTGACGGCACTATCGTTCTTCATCCCCGCTATAACCCTGTCGTTGCTCTTACTGCTTTCTCGTATGGAGATGTCATTAACCAGATGGTGACAGTTTCCGACCCTTCGGTGGCATGGATAGAAGACCACCAAATCATCGTTCCTTACGCAAGCCTCTCCACCACCTACTCATCTCAAGGTCCACTCCAATTCGGTTTCCCTATGACTGCTGGTGTCCAAACATTCGTTAAATACACTTATGTCAATGGTTACGCGAATACTTTAATAGCGAGCGCCACCGCGAGCGCCACTTCACTCACCGTCCAAGACGCAACGGGAATCTACGCAGGTCAAATGCTCAAGATTTATGACGGTGCTAACTCAGAAAATGTCACCGTTGCTTCGACTTATACCTTTGGTTCGACAACCGTCCCACTTACAAGCGCACTTGCTTACACTCACTCTGCTGGTATTGCTATTTCCGCTCTACCACCTGCCGTCAAGCAAGCAGCCGTTCTTGCAACAACTGCTTTTCTTAAAGTTCGCGGTGATAACTCTTTGACCATGATGGTTTCTAGTCATCCAAGCGAGAGTGTCGCTGGCGGTCAGCATATTGGCGAGGATTTGGCTATCGCGCAAGAACTTCTCTTGCCTTACCGAAGGATTAGATAGTGACTCGTTCCGTAGTCAGAAGTGCCGTTGCCTCTTGGATTTCGCAAGCCAGTATCACGGGATTAAACCAAGTCTTAACGACTTTTCCCAAGCGCATTAACTTCCAAGTCAATAGCCAACCTGGACAACTATCTCGCGCTGCTGGTGTCGTCTTTATTTCTGGTGAGCGTGAAAACCGTATTGCCGTTGGCGGTGCGTCTAATGGTTGGAAAAGAACTGATTACGATGTGGATTTCCAAGTCTTTCACCATTCGTTAGAACCTGACGCAGTAGACGCTATGACATCTTTCGATACCCTGATAGAAGCAATTAAGACCCAACTTCGCGCTGGCGGACATACGCTAGGATACGCAGATAACACCATCATTTGGGAAGCGGCAGAACCGTCTATAAGCGTTACCTATGGCGAACCCGCAACCGTAAACGGCGGTGCAACGGAAACGTGGGCAAGTGTAAGATTTACCGTAACCCAGATGATACAAGCATAAGGAGAACCCGTGAGCAAGTTCCAATACAACGGAGAAGATGAGCGCGTATTTCCAACGCTCGGAATCACCGTAAAACAGGGTGACAGTTTTGATGCCCCAGATGATTTTTCTGCTTTCGGGGTATCCTCTGCTACCGCAAAGAAGTCTGCCGCACCAGCGGTTGATACCACTCCGTCAGCCCCGTCTGACTCAACCGCAAGTGAGGTGAAGTAATGTCCGTACAAAATACACACCGTAGTTACCTCGGTATTGCTAAGGAAACTACAAAGGGAACACCAGTTGCTCCAACTGACTTCATCCCTGTCTTGGCGTCTAAGTTAAAGCCAGTTGATATTTATATGCCTTTGTTTGACGAAGGTTTGCGTGGTTCGCTCGTCAAGAACTACAACTATGTCCAAGGTCGCGGATATTCGACCTTTGACTGGGGTGGACCTGTCTTTCCTGACACTATTGGCTACACCCTTGCTGGCTTGCTTGGCGATGTCGCAACTACTGGTGCATCTGCTCCATACACTCACGTTATTGCTCTCAAGAACGCAAGTGCTACTGGTGCTGACGCTCAGCCAACTGCTTTTACTCTGACAGATTTCTATGCTGCTCAGGTACGCGCGTATGCGGGTGTCCAAGTCCATGACTTCTCACTTAAGTTCACCGCAGAAGGTCTTTTGGATTATGACGCAAAGGGAACAGGCT